AAAATGAGCAGTCAAAGCCTGTTATATTGGCAAATACACAGTTTTTCCACAAGGGCGACTTGGAGTGTGTTCTGAATGGCATTAAGATACACGACAAACAAGATTTTATAACCCATTGTAATGAGGTCGGATTATTGGTAGTTGATATCACCTTTTGCCCTTAACACGGAGAATACTACGATTAACTATCGCCCGAAATCTGGGAGTAATCCCTACGGCATCACAAAAAAAGAATACAGGCAGTTAGTTAAAGACACTATCCCGGCATTCTTCGATTGCAAAATCAAGGCTATTGCGCCTAAAGTATCGGATAACGTGAAGGTATTTTTCCGGTACGCAAGAGTGAAGAACGCGTTTCAGGATATTATAGCAGACACCCTTATCTACAATGATGTAATAATCTCTCCGGATGATATTTCGGATATATCACAGCGAGGTGGTGGAATCGACCGAATGGAGTTCAGCCGCATAGTTAATCAGTGAAACGAACTCAAATAAACCCTGATGCTGAATTTTGCTCTTCGGTTAAAGGTTTTCCTCGGGTTTTGAAATAAAATTGAGCTACAAATCGCTCAGTAATGGCCTTACCATATCGCTGGGTGGTGCTACGTGGACAACTTCGGAACCTTTGGCAACCCCGACATTTGATGACCTAAACCTTCCGGTACTATCGATCAATCCATCCATAAGGATGTTATGAGCAAAGCAAAGAGACTCGATGTTTTACGGCTTAAATTCAGTTATATGATTATACACCTTGATAGCATTCTTCACTTCAAGAATGTCTTTTGCCGGAGTAAGCACACGCTTATCATCCAAAAGTGCGGCTACCTGATCGAGAGAAGAGTGTTGCCCTCTATCTCTAAAGAAGATTGAATAGTCCGGATTCGATTACGCCTTTGAAGTTCGGCAGGGGGCAAGATATGCCGATTTAGTTTCCCCTAATTTCTCTGAAATAGATGCGACTAATATTCGCGGAGTGATGTCGTATGGCGGCCTCATTTTGATAGTTTCATTTGATAGCATTGAGAATAGACTCCTGCTCAATCAATATATCCCAATTCTAGACAATAATCAGTAGTGGCTTTCTTAAACTCTTTAAATTTATTTTGAAACCCTCTATGTAAAGTAATTAGAGAACTAACACTCATTTCGTTACATACTAATAGTTCTCTTAACGAGAGTTTGAAATTTTGAATCATTTGTTCGATTATGATATCTCTAGGGGCATCATAATCTTCTTTATACTCACTGCGAGCATAGCTTAATAGAACTTCTGAGTACCATTGGCGGATTTGCTGTTCCATACATTTGTGTATGCTACTGATAGAAGTTAGGATACTGCTTGCTTTTGCGTCAAAACTTTCTTCTGTTAAAATCTCAAATTTTCCGGAAGCATGTGCCATATCGTTACGAATATCAACAAGGTCGCAAACACTTGAAATTTGCGACTTATCCAGATCGATAATTTTGAAAAGTCTTGCAATCTCTTTCTCTGGTAATAAACTGTATGCAAATATAGAATCTGCATCTTCTATTCTCAGGTCTTTTTCTCTGCCGCTATATGTTCTTGCAAATACAATAACATCTTTATACCGATTCGGATTAATCTGACTAATCTTCCACGCAGTACTATATATGTAGGTCATATATAACAGATGGATGCCAAAGTATGCAAACTGGAATTGACCATATTTATAATTTACAGCTACAAGATTCGTGATGTTTTGGATGTAATTAATTACATCCTCTTCATCGACAGGATTTATTGGCAAATAGTTCAGAATCTCCGGCAGATATGGCACTTCTGCATAGTCGATAGGATCATACATACTTGTTCTATATTTCTTTTATGCGACTCTGAATTTTTGCGGTAAACAAGTCTATCAATTCCTTTGATGGATTAATTAATGCTTGTTCGGCCTCAATCTCATCTATGCATCGTTTCTGTTCTTTTAACGACGGGACTGGAATGCGATATTGTTTTACATAGTTTATATCGATTCGTTGTTGTCCCGCAGTACCCGTCATAAAAGATCTTCCACTCTCAATAAATTTTAGAGTATTGATATGATAAAATATCCATTCTGGATATACTATATCTGTATTTGCACGAATCACAATATATTCCGTAGAGCCGAATCCAATTCCGTTTGTTAAATTTCGAGCTATACCTGCTTTACCATTTTCAAAACATGGGGTTATTTTTGCTAATAAAATGTCATTATTTCTAAAGTAGGTAAACCCACTCATAACATCCGCAAGAATACGCTCTTCGTTAGGCTCAAAAGTCATACTGAATGTATTGAGGGTTGCCATAGGAACAAAAGATATATTTGTTTCAGGCTTAATATATTTTAATTCATCTTTAGATGGTTTGAAGATTGCTATTTCTTCAAGAGATTTATATGGCGCAATGATATTAGGAGATATATTAGGAGTATAACTACGAATCACTTGCCTTGCACCTTCAATAATTTGTTTATAGCCATTAAATTCACCGATAATTTTCTGCTGGTATTCGATAGGGGGTAAAGGGATTCTTATAGAGCAAAAATTCTCTTTTGAGATTTCTTTGAAAGTTGCACCACTAGCAAGACTAATCATCTCATCTTTTTTTGCGGTTAAAGCTAATGCCAAATATTCAGGTAGAATTTCAGATTTATCTTTAACTACTATATTTTTAAAACCCTGATTAGTTGCCAATTCTGTCCGTGCAATACCAACTCGCCCAATAGTTGCACGGGTTGATACTACAACCGTGTCTGTAGGCAATAGTTTTGCATTTGAATTGTTGAGTCCATCTTCTGATATAGTGCGTTCTGTCTCCCTAATTTCAGTTATTAAATTCTCTGATGGCAGATCTCTAAGAGTAATCCAATTTATAGTTCCATTCCAGTATTCCCGATTTGTACTACTTGGTGTCCCTCCTGAATAAACTGTGAAATGTTGGTCATCTCCTAGACTAACTAATGGGAAAGAAGTACTTTCCTCTTTTGCTAACCTATATCGACTTCCAACTAATATAAAAGAATTTTTACGAACCTTATCCAGTGGGATTATTTCAAATCCTACTTTCATCATATCACTAGCTTGATCACTGTCGAGCTTTCGATACTCCTCATATTTAGTCAAATCACTTGAGGTGTCCAATTTGCGACGATGATTATCAAGTGTATATCCATCGCTTTTAACATCAAAGTACCAGAAATCTTTTTTCTTTGCAGGTTTTGGGATTTTCTGATTGACTTTAGTTGCATAAATAATATCCGTCTTGACACCAGTGTATGGAAGAAACACCCCCTGCGGTAAAGATAATATGCTCTGTAACTGACAATTATCTAAAAGATACTCACGAGTTCTCGCCAAATCTTTCCGAAATAAGAATCCTAAGAGACTATTCAACTTTAATATCAACTCCCTGCTTATCAGGTGTTAATTGTTTGGAGGTGTGCTATTCCTAACATATAGCCGTACATGAGCCGGTTAATATTAGAATTTGTTTCGAGTACAAAGATATACAGAGTTATTCAATATAAAGCGTTAATTGTCAGATTTTTGTATTGATTTTCACTTTCCGACAAAAGTGAAAGGAGTATCGAACTCATTAAGAGATACATGGACGATAAAAGCCCCCTAAAAAACGTTGTTTTCGAGGGCTTTTGATGTTTTACGGACCCGTCCATTTTTGAAGGGAGCCGGTTTTGGGGTCAGTCGGCGTATCGTCGATTGACGGGTTTGACGTGTATTTCGATACGTCTGTCGTCCAAGATTCGGCGGACGGCTTTCCATAGGGGAAGTTTTTCTACTCCGGCCAGTTTCATGGCCTCAACTATCATTGTGTTTTCAACTAATTGGAGGTAGTCTTCTTCCCGAATCTCGACGTATTTGTGAAGGTCTTTTTTGAGTCTTGCCATAAGTCGTGAGTTGTTGAATTGTTACTTCTCGCCGAAATCGGCGGGCGTCTCGCCCCAAAGGGAATTGTTCCAGTGGAGTACTTCGATTTTGTCGATTTCGGAGGCCATAGCTTTAAGAAAGATTTCCGCTTTTCTGAGTGCGGCGTTTCTTTTGCGTGAGGCCGTTCGTTTCTCGTTAAACCACGTCAGGGCGGTAAGACTATCGGTGTAGATGATTGCCGGACTGAAACGATGTTCGATGATGTATTTTGCGGCTTCGACGACGCCTAAAAATTCACCGATATTGATGGTCTGGTTTCCGATATTCTGTTCAAAGAGGAGTTCGCCGGTGGCCAAATCAACGGCTCTGTACCGGGTAACTCCTCTTTTCATAGAATGTGCCCCGTCGGTGGCTATTCCACGTTCCGGGCGCATTACAAACCGGGAATGGTCGGTGTGCTGAATCCGTCGTCGGCCATTCTCCGCAGAAGTCTTGCGGCAGCGGATTTGAAACTGTTGATTACGCCCTCCAAGTTTTCGATGTCGGTGCGGCGTTGTAACAGGGAGACAACTCCCGATACTGTCTTGCTGGAGTATGAATTACCTCTCAGCGGGTCGAAGTAAACGGTTTTGTTTCCGAAATTGACGGTCACCCGGTAGGTTTCACCCGGTATCACCAGTGTGTCGATCGTGGCCTTGAAAAGAAGCGGCGTAGCCGCTACTACGACAAAACCGTTGCGTGAGTGCATTGCTTTGAGTTCGACCGAATACAATATGTTCGGCTGGACTTTGCCTTTCAGGTCTTCAGACAATACACAGATTTTCTTCTTGTAAGGTGAATCCTCACGTACTCCTCGCAGTTGCTTGGTCTTTGAATGGCGCGACACGAATCCGATGATCTCGCCGGTTCTTTCCGAGGTCGCAAATTTTAATTGCGTTCGCTCTGATATCATACTCCGTTCTCATATTATTCCAATCTGGTTTTACGGTCAATTAACAAAATGTAAATCAGTCATTATTATTAAAATCATATCGCAAATTTATATTTTCATTTCGGAGTAAGCAAATAAATTTACGACTATTTTATAGCTGGAAAACCGGCTATTTACAGAGAGAAACGGAACCTGTTACCATAGTCTTTCGTCTTCGGAAAAATGGCTGAAACGCTCGTCAGTAGTGGACGTTGAGTGGTTTCCGTGACATTTCCAGTACCGATAGACTCTTTCGCCTTTTCCTATACGGAAATAAATATCGTCGGCATTGATGTATTGCACCCCTTGTTCGGTGGTAGAATTGATCCATGTGGCGGAATTTTCTATCCGAGGGTTCTTGCCAACGTATAAATTCTGCTTCTCGGTACCAAAAATAAAGATGTTCTGCATCCGCACGTCTTCGTCCACATCGAACCTTCGGGCGTATGCCGCAAAGTCGTAGATGTCGGTGTGAAGCAGACTTCCACCGAAGTACGATGTCGCACTGTCTTGCAACTTGCAGAATGCCCGATTCAACGGCTGGCGAAGTCGGATTTCGTTCAGACGCTCCATCGTGACTGCATCATTGGTGACGTACACTACCCGGAATCCGTTTCGGGTAGTGTCGCATACTTCGAGATGCCGGACAACCTCCTGCGCACGGTTGATGCTGTCGTCTATCGGGTCTCGTGTGCGGATGCAGTCTTTCAGCAGCCCGATACAGATGATAAGTATGAGGAGCATCCACGGAAGGAGCCGGAAGCCTATCCGCCACCGGATTTCCCGTTCGGTCTGTTGTTTTAACTCTTCTTCTTTCATGGCGCTATTGGATTAAAGGTGTTTCGGAAGGATTAGCAATCCCCGTTTGTTGAGCTCTGCACGGAGCAATTTCACTAACTGATCCAAGGTTTTCACTTCCTGTCTTTCGCCGGCTTTGCGATGAAACAGCGGGGCGAAATAGAGCTTGTGGCTGTCCTTGGTCGGATACGAGAGGCCGCCGAGGCAGAATTTCTCCGTTCGTATCTGGAATAGTCCGTTGACCAGTTTACACTGTTTGGAGGACGGCACCGTGATTGCGTATTCGGGAAGTGCCTCGGCTACCATTTTCAGGATAGGACGGATGACTTCATCCGCATAGTTCGGTACTGAAATGGTCAATTTCGGTGCGGGTTGCATATCGGCCTCGGCACGTTCGATGGTGTCGAGCTGCTCGGAGACTTTCGCATCGCGTTGAAAGTAGCTGTTTAACAGTTCTTCTATTGTCATAACGTAGCTTTTAATGGTTCGTGTAAATAAAGAATAATGCTTCGGACGAAGGAACCGGTGCAAGCCGCCCTGTTATTTTTATGCGGCAGCTTCGTCGATGTGCTGTTGAGCCTCCTCGATGGACGAGATGGCATCGTCGATTGCATTGATAGCATCGGTCATGCGGGAGCCGTTATCCGATGATTGGAGGCTTTCGGGCATGTTGTCATAGGCATCCTGTTCTTCGTCCTTGATGTCGTTCAATGATGCGATGATTTCGCCGAGGGAATCTTTCACATCTTCGAGTTGTTTCCGTCTGTCTTTGTTCATGATTGATTGGTTTTATTGATATGATATTGAATGAAATTTTGCAGCATCGTAAATCATTCATATCTTTGCATTTAAGTATTAAAGCATATTTATGTCTAATTTTGAAATAATTATCAATTGTATTACAGCCCTCGGTGCGTTGGCTACCGCAGGAACCTTTATTTATGTGATTAGAAGCCAAAAAGGAGTTCAAAAACAGATTGACAGTTTATCCCAAATGGCCACGACATTTACGCGCCAATATGAAATGGCACGTATTCAGGCTGGGAACACTATATATCCCAAAATCCAAATTACATTGAAACATGATGTGATGTGGGGCATGAAGATATTGGTCAAGAATTTGTCTTATCCTATTGAAATTTACCGTATAATTGTACATACAGACCAGCATCATTCCGATATAACTATAAAGCCTAAAGGTGATTATATCACTATAAGGCAAGGTGAAACCAAACCTATATTACCTGGCGAAATGGTGCGACATCCTTTGTACTTATATTCAGCATCTCTTCGACTCTTTTTGGTTACACCTTTTGATGAGGCGTATGAAATAAGATATGCGGTTAGCAATGAGCAGGAATCCTATCAATCTGAGGCTATTCCCATTTTGTTCCGTAAAGAAGACCATGAAAATGATACAGAATCCACTATCTCAGCCAAAGAATATAGTATTCACGGGAATATACCCGGAACAGTAGATGATAACTTTCCGGAAATTTCGCGGGACTCTGAGTGTATTTAGTTCTTCCACAAGATAATTAAGGCGGGCAATATCCCGATGCCGGGGCGAAACAGACGATGTCTCCGGTTTTGCAGGAGAATATGGTTACGCTTACTCCGATTTGCTTTCGTGCGGCTTTCTTTGCGTCCCGCAGGCGGACGAAGGAGAGCCGGTGTCCGTACCATTTGTCGCAGAACCAATAGTTCGTGGTTGTGAGTTTTGAGATTGTGATACGGGTGGCGGCATCTGTTCGGGAAGCAAGTAGCAGTTCTGCCGCCTTCCGGAGAAAGTCCGGCCAGTCATGGTACGGCATTTTCGACCGCCAGAGGTGGTCTTTGAGTATCAAAGGTTGAATGCTGGCTTCCGCACCGGTGTGGTAGCCTAAAATGTCTGCATAGGCGACTTGGGTGGTGCCGTCCGATAATGCAGGGAAACAGACACCGCCATTACGACCGGTCGGCTCGAATTTACCCCAAACGGATTTCACTTGTCGAACTACGACTTTCGGCATGCCCGTTTCATCTGTTCCATCGTGCAACAATATCGAAGCGGAATGACAGAGTTTCTTCGCTAATGATTTCGATATGAACATGGTATTTTCTGTGTTAATCGGTCATTTCGGTTGGGATGCTCTGTTTTCGGGAGGATGTGATAATCGTCCCACAAGTGAGCATCCGATATGCCCTGCACGTAGGCGTTGTATTCCGCTTTTGTAGGGAATTCAATGTCCTGAACTGCACCGCCGTTGTCCATCAGCCATTCGGCTGACGGGATTTGGCCTGTTTTGTCATAGTATCTGATGGCATCACCACCGAGGATGATTGTTGCTTTTGTCATTGTTCTGGGTGTTTGGATAAGTAATCATGGATGGATTCGTAGCGATTCGGTATGGCTGCGTTCTCATTGAATCCGTTCAGGCAATGCAGCAGTGCTTTTTCCATGCTGACGTACCGTCGTAAAAAGTACTGTATGTTATCCAGACAGTAGGCTTCTACGACATATCTGAACGGGGCTACTCTCGGTCTATCTTCTTTGCGAAGTTCTACATACCATCCGAAGTCAAGTTGCAGACGGAATCCGTCCGACTCTCCGTTTTTCATCAGGCGTTCTTCGTCCAAAAGTCTACGGATGAAAGCGGCATCGAGCTGGCGGTCGCATTCCCGATAATATTTGATTCGGGCAGTATAAACGGCGGCGTATTGCCGGATGTCGTCTTCGGTAAGACGATGTTCTTTCGGATAGAAGTCCAGCACTTCCTTTGTTGTGACGGGTATTATTTGTCCGTCTATTTCGATTTCGTAAGTCTTATTTTCCATTACATGTTTTTGTTAGTGAATTTGGGTCGTGCTCGCTGAACGATGCGCAGATCGGTATAACCGATGGCTCTCAGTTCATTGAGCAAATCTTTGTATTCGTTTCCTTGCGCGGGAGACGTATCGGCGATGACACCGGCATAGTCTGCGGCCCCATGTTGACCGACGTGCATGTAGGAGGTAGTCATATAGCCGCTTCGGCTCCACGGTTCATCCGGGAAGAGTGCGATGATGTCACCGTTCTTCCATTTTCTAAAAACCACCTTCGTCATTGCGCCCGCATATTTCTGTGTTCACAATGAGGTCGCCCACGGTTTTCGTGTCTCGGTGGAGCTGGTCGAGGATGTTGGCGATATCCTCCTCGGACACCTTGCCGCCGTTTCGGTTCTCGATGTCATATCGAACCGTGGCGTAAAACGTCTTGACTTCGGTTGCCTGAGAATCGTTGCTGTTCCCGGCGATGCCATCGGGAGAGGTGACGTCGAATTTCATCAGTTGGGCAAGGCGGTTGTATTCTTCGTCGTAGAACCGATTGTATTCGTCCTGATACTTTTCCTTATAACAGGTTCCGCTGTCAGGATCGTCAGGGTCCTCCGGTTCGACAAAGGAATCGAAAGGCATTTGGTGTTTGTCAACCAATCGGGCAACGGCCAGATCGCTGGCAATTTCCATGATGGACGAATTGATTTCGTCTTTGTGATCTTTGTAATACTGATGTAAGTCCATAATGGTCAGAGTTTAATAATATATTCTTCGGTTAATGATCGTTTGAGTTTACGGTTACCCTGTGCAATGCGGACAATGAGTTTCCGAATACGTTCGTTTGCCAGTTCGGCTACTTTTTGCGGTGTCGGCTGGGGCATTGCGAATTTCCGACAGGTTTCGGAACAGTATTTTTGCCGGGCACGAAGCGGTTTTCCGCAGGCCGGACAACGGCGTTTGCCGTCACTTTCGAGGACCTCCAGTACGCAAGCGTGAATGCTTTGCCACCATTCCAAGCGATCGATTTCATAGGCTTGTAGGGTTACGTTGTTGGAGAAATCACGGGCCTCCAGCTCGACCGAGATTTCAGAATCCTCTACGATAACTTTGATTACAGGGTCGTCGTAGGGACTACCGTCATCATCGAACCAAATAATGTAGGCCGGATCATTCAGTTCGTCGTAGTTCTCCAACGAGAGTTCCGTCAGACCGTTGTTTTTCAGAATGGCCACGATGGCGGCCATGATATTGCTGATGTTGTCCATAAACGGGTTTTATTAAGATTAGCTGATATGTTGGAGAGACAGGCGGTTCCTGTCTCTTGATTTTTCAAAAAAGTGGAACTGCCGGGACTCACGTCAGAACAGCTCCGGTTATCATTATGGCGAATGATGTGTCAATAATTGAGTTGGATGGTTCCGTAAACTCCGGCAATCTCTTCCTGACGGATTCCCAGATAGACCATTGTCACCTGTGGCGACGAATGTTTGAGAATCATCGACAGCAGTATGAGCGCTTCGGTGGTACGTCCCATCGATTCGTAAACGTAGCGGCCGAAAGTCTTGCGGAAGGTGTGGCTGGAGAATCGTTTGATCGGCAGCCGATATTTTACCCGCAGATATTTCAGCGTGTCGTTGATGTATTGTGAAGTATAGGGTTTCTTCGTTTTGGGGTTGCAGATGACCGGCAGCCGTTTGTCCGGCGAGCCGAGCTGTTTATATAGCGACGTGATTCGCCGCTGTACGTTTTCATTGAACGGAATCTGGCGCGTCTTGCCGGTTTTTTGTTCGATTTTGAAGAGTGCATCTCTTTCGAGTACGTCTTTCCATGTCATAGAACGAACGTCTGATACGCGACAGGCAGTACAGAAAGAGATGCAGCAGTAGAGTTCCCAGAGGTAGTTGCCGTCCTCGTGAAGGCTGGAAAGCAGGCGGATGAAATCCTTGAATTCCAGCGGTTCGGCGGTGGTGATTTGACCTTTGACTGACATAGGCAGATAGGATTTACGTTCATAATGCGGCATCAGGTGCCTGTTTGAGGTGTCGGGGATTCCTGAAAGAGTGACATGACTTTCGCCCACGTTTCCCGCATTCGGAAATAGTCGTCGTAACCTTCCTGATTGAAGAAGAAGACGTAAGGCGGAATGTCGGCTTGCTTGAAGATGTTGTACTCTTTCTGGTCGAGCTTGCGGACAGATGGAAGCCCCGTTCGGCATAAGGCTTCGTTGACGATCCATGCACCCCGGAAGTTATCCATTCGGAGTGAGTCGATGCAGACCACCTCGCCCACACAGCCATTTATCAGGAAGTTGCACACGCACATCAGGCAGCAGGTGTAGTCGATGTCCCATGCGACCAGATAGCTCTGCGGTCGGTCGGCCTTGGCCGCCAACAGCGTCCGGCCACTACCAGCCGCCGGGTCGTGTACCGATTGGATTTTATTAGAGATCGGTTCTTGCTTGCCCATAGCTATCTTCGACATAAGGTCGGTGATGTGCATAGGCGTAAAGAACTGACCTTTCTGTTGCTGGCCGCTTTGGGAGGTCAGCGCCATGAACAGGTCGCCGAAAGCATCGTACCAACCGTGCCGTTCGATCTGCTTTGACATGATTTGCACCCATGTGGCGAACATGTCGTAGAATACTTTGGTCTGCTCTTTTTTGTATCTCCAATCAGAGAGCGGAGGTGCGCCGGGAGAAAACCCATGAATGATGTAGCGCAGCAGGTCCTGAAAGACGGTTATCACGTCCAATCCGTTCCGATACGTGAAGTCGTTGATCTGTTTTTCCAGTTCCCGGACTTCTGCCGGGGCGTTGTATCCTTTACTCATAACAGTTGAAGAATAAAAAAGGCGGAGAACTTTCGCTCTCCGCCTCGGGTGAATAAATTTTGTTTTCTGTATATTTAGTCATTGGCGTCATAATCAGGATAAATGATTTCCCGCCAAATGTCTATCTTTTGTTTGTTTGAGCACGTCTGCCAGAATTGGGAGAAAGCCCCCTCTGTGGTATGCTCGATTTTTCCGCAGTGTGCATAGACAATTTTCGCTCTTTCATTTTCAACCATTCCGTTCCACCATTCCTCCACTCGCTGTAGGTATTCGGATTCGGGTATCACATTGTCGTTTTCACAGTCGAGACACAGATATTCGATGCTGTCATCTCCAGCGGCAGATTCTCCGGTATTAACGTCGCGCCATGTACGGCACTCTACCGACAATGAGCCGCATACGCTGCACCGCCACGGATCATGCGCAAGAGCTCGCATATCCGTGTGCCGAGATGTCGTTTTGTCGTCATCGTCTTCATTATTTTCGTTCTTCGTCCAGAAATTTTCTTTGTACAAAGCCCGTTGCCGGTCGAAAGAGAGTGACCGCCACCATGCCTTGCGGTCATCGGCTCCTTGGGACAGTTGGTCGGCCGTATCGTCGTCGAGCGAATCCCACCACGCATCGATTGTCTCCTTGTACTCTTTGAGGTTGGTGCCATAATGTTCCTCTTCACAGTCCGGACACCATGTGCGTGTATTCCAGCCGTCGTTGTAAGGATCGGGAGCAATGTTCCGACCGCCGCAGCATTCGCATACGTCGATTTGGCTTTCATCCTCCTTCCTTTCGGTAACGAACCTCTGCCCGTCATAGAGTTCGCACGCCCGTTCCACGATTTTGTTGCGTGCGTTGTTGCCCAGTTCGGCATAGAAGCGTTCGGCGGCACCCGACAACGTGGTGCTGCTCAAACCGCACCATTTTGCCCAGAAATGGCCGGCCATGCTTCCGAATACGGTTTCGCATTCCGCTTTGCTCCAGCGGTTCCACATGTAGTAGAAGAAGCTGGAGACGATGTTTTCGTTTGTTCGTTTCATATTTTTAGATGTATTAGAACCAAGAGATAAGAACCCAATCATTGCTTGGGTCGCTTTCTTCGATCAGAAGGTCAAGCACCTCTATAAAGTCTTCTTTGCTTGTTCGTGATCGGTTCAACTCCTCGTGAAACTCCTCGGCATGTGCCTGATATGTTTCATTTTCCTCTCCAATGATCGTTCGCAAGCGTTCCAGCTCAATGCGTTGAACCTCGTAATCGTCGTCGAACTCGTCTTCTGCCGAATTGGCGATATCGAACATTGAAAGGATTTTGTAAAACGCTTCTTGCCCGTCGCAGCCGAACATTCCGTGGCTGCAATTCATGTATTCGATGCGATAGATTTTTCCGGTATGTAAACTTCTGCTCATGTTGTATGGATTATTTATTGTCGGTCAAAAAATGAAATCGACGATGACACGTTTGTCGCCTGAGAGTAACCGCTCGTGATTTACATCGTCGTATTTGTAGGTGCTGTATTTCTTCGCTTCACGGATATATTCTCCACGTACCCAGACCGGAGCGGTTTCGCGGTCCGAGAGACGGAAAAGCTCTCCTTTTCTGAGTTTTCGGATTGGTTTCTGCTCCATAGCCATCAGTCTTTATTTATGCGGCTATTCCAAGTTGCCGGGCGGCATTCCGCATTTCTTCGTATCTGATGCGATGACAACCGGCTGTCAGAATGTCGTTCTTGTATGAATTGATACTCCAATTATGGTTGTTGGCATCATGGACAAGGTCGTGTCGGAAGTCGGTTTCGTTTTTGTGAAACAATTCAACCAATCTCCAAAGACGTTTGGCTTCCTCCGCCTTAACCTTAATGCCCATTGAGGTTTCGATGTACCCGCTGCGTACTCGGAGCAGTGCATTGAAGTCAAGGCCATAAGGTATAGAGAACCATCTATTCGAGATTTCTCCCGAATACCACAGTTCTTTTTTCTCCTCGAAAGACATGTTGGCTATACGGTGTCGTTCCTCTTCTTCACGACGCCACTGTTCACGGCGCTCGGCATACCGCTGCTCCCGTAGTTCTTCATTACGGCGATTGATTGCATCCTGTCGCTCTTTGCGCTCCTCGAAATGTTCCCACAGCAACGGATCGCCGGTACGGTCAATAAAGAGTTGAGAGAGCCGGGCTTTGTATTCTGCGGCTGATGTGGGCTGGAGCAGACCGCGTGCAAGAATATCGAGAAAGAGCTCCTGATGTTCTGACTTGTTTTCTCGCGGCAGCTCGCTGGAATAACGGGGTCGTTCGCCTGTTACGGTCCAGAATTTTGCAATGTCGCTTTTGGCGGCACTGCTCAATTTACTCAAGACCGGCATAAGCCAGCGCCCGGTTGCAGACTTTTGCCGTTTGTCAAGTCCCCAGAATTCAATCCAGCGGCCAATGTTGAGCAGGCATTCTTCGACTTGTTCCGTATAATTCTGAGTACGGGATTTCTGTTGTGCATTGATGTATTCACTGATTTTTTCCACCTGATCGACAATATAATATGCCGATTCGTAGTAGCTGTTTTCCGACAGCCTGTCGTTGTGTAGGGAAACCGACCGGGGCGTGTAGAAAATCCGTTCTCCGCAAGGAATCGCTTTCCGCACCATGCCCATGTGTTTGCAGGTGGTATTGGAATAGGTCCGGGTTGTTACCAGATAGGCTCTTTGCCCTTGTTGATTTGTTTCTACCGAGGCACATCGGAAATGTGATCCATAGGAATAAATATCTTTGCCCTCGAAGTAGAAGTTGCGCCCGTTTCGTGCGCTATCCTGACTTTGATGTGCCCACAGATGGGCGACCATCGGAGCATCTACGACGTATCTCATGATGTTTCTGTTTTATCTGTTGAAGAATAGTTGAAAATGAAAAAGAGAAGGCGATGACCTTCTCTCTCTCATGTTAATTTTTATAATCGTTCGAGAACCTTCCGGAGAAATTTTTTGCTCAGAACCTGTTTGCAGACTGTGACACCGGACCACCCGTTATCGGAGTTCTTGTCGAGCAGTTCCTTTATGAATGTCAGCCAATCTTTGACCGGCTTTTTGTTCAGCACGACCAACAGGCGTTCCGCTTGAATCGTCCAGTCGTGAAATTCCGGAGACCAAGGGGCGTTTATCAGCTCGGACATGGAAATCGTGAACATGTTTTTCCCGATTGGTCTGACAGCCGGATTTTGCCCTACGCTGCGCACGGTATCGGCAATGGCCCGTTCAATACGTTCTTTCTCCCGTTTATACTGTTCTTCCAAACGGTCGAGTGCGTTGATTTGGTCTGCTAAAATACCCATCCGACAAAAGGTCTTTTTATGCCGAGCTCCTCGCTGGCCTCATCACTTCCGCAGTCACATTTGCCGACGGGTTGACCTGAACCGCATTTGCAGAGATCGATGCCCCAATGGTTGACGCAATGATTGCAATTACAGAAGACCTGCGGCAGACGTTCTCCCGTAAATCCGATACGGTCGAAAACCTCGCGGCTCATACTGTTGCTTGCGCCGTCCTCGAATGTTACGGTTATCGCTCCGCATACGCATTCCTGAATATATTGTACCTGTATCATATCATGCGGATTTGAGTTGGAATTCGATGCCGGAAGGCAGTTTGGTGTAGTCTACTTTTTTCAGGAAGCGGTCGAATTGTTCCTGTGTAACGATGTCGTTTTTGGAAGCATAGTCCCGCCAGTTGAATACGCCCGTGTTTCGATGGTCGTAGTAAATGAAGTTGTCGAGCGGCATCCCGCAGCGAAGCACGTAGAGTTTGACCGCAAGCTCCTGATCGATTTTCGCCTTCGCTTCTGCTGCATGGGTTTTGAGGTCGTCAATCTTCTTCCGTTTGGTGGCAAGTCGGGCTTCGTGCCTGCGCTTTTTGATGTTGGCGGGCAGATAATACCCTTCGGCAATTCGGGCTTCTACAAGTTGGAATTCTTCCGCAGTGAGAGGTGTGAATTGATAGCGAACGGAGGTGTCCTCAAATTGTTCTCCGGTCATCTCTTCGAGTTGTTTGATTGCAGCACGGGCTTCCCCCTCCCAACGGGCGGGTATGCCCATCGTCTGAAGCAGGTAGGTGAAGTAAAGTTGGTCTTCCGCCTCACGAAGAAATCGGTCGTACTCTTGTCGGGTAATACGGAGTTCGTTCATTGTAACCTCCTTGGAGCTGTTTCGCAGATGGTAAAATCCGTTAGCTTGCGCATACATCGGCGCTCCTTTGGCATCGCACAGGTGTAGGGCGATGAACGGACGCAGTTCGGGAAAGGCCACTGCAATTTGTTCATGGCAACACCCTGCCATGCCCCATTTCCAGACGCCGTATTTGTCTTTTTCGTAGATGGTTGCTGTAATGCCGAAGTCGGCATGTCCGTTGCGGCAGTCATCATCGAGCCGCACCTTAACGTCTATTTTGTAGCCGTTTATGATTTTTGTTGCGTTATATTTCAGTTTATCAGCCATTGCGGTATGTGTTAGTTTGTTGATAATGCAAATTCCGGAAATGGTAGCTCCAGACCGAATGTGCGGAGACGTTCGGACTGTTTTTGCCGGTTGTCCTCGGCAATTTTATCATCGATGTAAGCCTGACATTCGCTTTTGAGCTGGTCGAGTCCGTCATCACCGAAGAAACCCCAGCAACTGTCCAGGATTTCCGTGTCGTCATCTTCCGGCGTAACCTGAAATCCGTACACTTCACCATGCAGGTATTCATTGTACGTGTCGATTTCATTTTGGAGGTATTCCTCGATTTTCTTGCGGCGGGATTGCGTGAGCACTTTCCAGCCGTATTCTTTTTTTACTTGTTCAACACTGACCGCCACAATCCCGAACCATCCGCTGTCCCATCGGCACGAGAAGGGACCGGATGAAATGCTGAGTCCACTATGGTCATAGAGGAAAAGGTTCAAAGCGACATGTTTTTGCAGGAATGATTTCCGAATGTTTCCGGGGCGGCCGTCGCATACTTCGTCGAAGTCGAAATGTTCGTCGAACTCCTTTTCGGGACGGTAACGCCGGTGTGCCGTGTAGAACGTGCCGAGGTTGCTCCACTCGCGCGGACTTTCGGGACAGTCGTCGTAGTAGATATTGATGTGGTGTCCTTTATAGGTTATTTGTTCGTACCTGTCCATATCAGTATGTATAAGCAGTTTCCAACTCGCTTTCGTAATGCTCGAAAGCTATAAGATTCTCTTCGTCCGTCACATCCTGATCCCAGAACAGTTCGACAAAACGCTCTATCACATCCCGCATGGCACGGGTGTATTGTTGGAGGTATTTTACGGCCCTCGCGTGCCAGTCTTCCGTTTTGTATTGCATGATGATTTATGATTTTGATTGTTCATTCAAATGTCGTTTCGATAGTCGAGCGGATATTGCTCGAAATGGTTCTCACAAATGATCTGGTTACGGTCGGTGTCTGTAGAGAAATCATCCCACTTGTAACCGTAATCTTTCAGTAATTCTTCTTGCTCCGACCGGCTGAAATCCGTCACGTCGATTTCGCCTTCCCGCCAAAGCATGTTGTCCGTTGCGAATTTTCGGACCTCGGGTACATTGTGCGTATCGTGCAGAAACTCTGTCGGGTGTCCGAGATACCGTTGGTGTATCCGGCTGGCCTCAGTTTCTACACCCGGCAGTAAATCACGGTGGCAGGTATTCGGCTCACAATACCAAAATACCGTGTCCGATATTTTCAAGCAGAATTGCAGCTGGTCGGGATCGGTGCATTGAGTGTTCGGGTTAAGAAGCCGCTTCATGCGATTTCAAATTGTACCGAGAAGTGGAATTCTTTTCGGAGGTGAACAATTTCCGCCATCGCTTCCGGGTCCTTTCCGTATGGGTAGAAGATTGTGAACTGGCGGGTCAGGCATCGGATGCCTTTTCTTCGCAGTTTGTACAGCAGGTATGCCCTGCGTCGTAGTTGTTTCTTATTCATTGTCGTTATATTTAGAGGATACATAATGATGCGACTACCGATGTGGGGCATGGCTTTATCCGTTCGATGTATGGTCTTCCGGAAGGATCCTGAGGCACGGCGTGTAGCCAGCGCCTCAGGATCCTGTCAAGGAAGACGAACTGAAAGTATCGGTCCATCACATCAAGCCTGCCAGGCGAGGAAGGCTTATTTCTTACGCCACTCTGCCATCTTCTTTCTGATGTCGATGCCGTTGTCATCGAGCATCTTCTTCAGTGCGGCAAGCAGACGCCAGCCATTGCCGTTCTTATACTCTTCGGCTTTGGCCGAGAGGAATGCGAGCGACCGGTATTTGTCCAACCGTCGCCCTCTGTCGTCGATGGCCGTACAGTTGTGGAACCGAATGAGGTTTTGCATCGTAAAGAATGCGCCGGCACCCTTGTAGGCATCTACCCACGCCTTGCTTTGGGGCGTGGCGTGCTTCATCTTGAAACGCTTGTCGTTGAACTTCTTCACGGCATTGTAGAGCTGGGTGGCATTTCCTGCCGTCTCGATGAAACGTGCAGCGATGCGTAGCTGACCGTAGAGTTTGGAGTGCAGGTCCTGCACGAAGATGTTTTGGCTGCCGAGACGCTTGTAAGGAATGCCCTTGCATTTCTTGACCGGCAGGCTCTCGACATGCGCTTTCAGTTGTTCGATGTAATCTTCCGCCATTGCCGTAACGACCTTGACGTTGAACCAGCGGTTCCTGTCCTTGAAGTTCTCAGGGTCGTTGCGCTCCATCTTCATTTGGGCACGCAGTTCGTCGAGCAGCATCTTCCACTGGTACTCATAGCCCAGACGGTGGATCATCTCCGTCACGCCGACCGGACTCCATGCGCCGTAGTCCTTGAAGGAGAGCATGTGGAACATCTGCGCCATGACGAAACGGCGGAACAGATGGCGGTTGGGAACGGTTCCCTTTTCGAGGATGTAATCGAAAATCGGGTCGTTGTCGTCCAGAATCGACAGTTTGCCGTTCTGGTTCGAGGCAACATAATCGCCGCCGTTGGCTCCCTGCATGGCAAACAGGCAGCTCACGTCCACGCCGACATTACGGAGTGCCTCGATACGTTCGTGCGCCGTCTTGGGCAGTCGTGCCTGTTTGACTGATGTAGCAGGGGTTTCTGCGATACTAACTTTCTTGCCTGCGATTGTAAGCTCCGTCCCGCATGCCGGGCACGTAACATTCGTCTCTTGTTTTCTTCTCATTATTAAATAGTTGTTTGATTATTATTAGGTTCCACCCATTGTCTGAGTATTACCAGTTCCTTGTCTTCTTTGCTCTGCCAGAACCACCGGCCGAACTTCTCGGGGTTCCATTTGAAGCCACCGAGCAATTGGCAGAGGATGAATAGTTCCAACTCGATTTGCGCTTTGTCGCGCCGCTCTCCATAGAGCATGTCGTCGTCACTCAATTCTCTTTCCGGCAATGCCCTGAAATAGCGGCGCGATGTACTCTCGCTGCGTTCCGAGGGGATAGAATGCTTGTAGCGGTGGTACAGCTCTTCCACTTTCGAGAAAAACTCCTCTTCACTGCAATGTGGCACTCCAAGAACGCCTTCATACGAGCCGTCCCGAATGACGTACTTACCGTCCACTTTGAGGCTCCGCGTCTGGAAATCAACCTTGAAACGCGCCCCGTTTTCTACGGCACGGACAGCTTCCTGATAGATATTGTCCATAGTTTCTAAGAATTGGCTATGTCCGTTCTCCTGAAGGCAGGAATGCTCAGCTTCAGGTTGTCGTTAATCAGGAATTTCCTGTCGCACTCGCAAATGATGTGGGTGTCTGTTATCCGTTTGATTCTCCGCGTAACTTCGTCATGGGAGGTGTATGGCTTCCCGTCCTTGATCCCGTTATCTATATCTCCCGAGATATGATACCAGTTTCCGATTTCAATGTCTTTTACGTTCATTTTTTATCTGGTTAAATTATTTGTCATTAAATGCACTCGAATCGCTGACGCATGGCTTTATAGCTCTGATGAATACAGTAGGTCCTGGATCCGGAACCAGGTAATCGCCTGGTCAGGATCCAGGTAGAATACTGTATGTTAAATTCGATTCCTCGCGCAAAATCGAGCTGCGTTGCCCGTAAGTCTCAATCAGGCCGGCACATTGCTTTATCAGTTCGATATGAGCAGCTATTCAGCTACGGACCTTGTCCACCGGCATCTAATCAGATGCCTCGGACCACGGTCCTTGCTGTTATTAGCTGCACCATTAAACTCCTGACCTTGACCGTTTCACTTCGTGCTAAGTTTTTTTGCGGTTCTTAGGATTGCGGCACGTTGCTCTAATAGGTCGATGTGCGCCGCGATTTGAAGTCCGGGCAGCGACGTCGGGTTCCCGATAGTGAATAACGACGTCATTGCCGGGACTTCATTGCTTGCGGCACGCTGATTCTTGTCCCCTGAACCGCAGTTTTTCCGTGCTGAAAAAATCTCATTCGGACGGTACATTCCTTTATTTCCCTGATGTGCGCAGCTCTGTTCTACTGGCCCGGGACTCTCCTCCATCCACTCGGATGGAGGGAGGCTCTGGCCGTAAGTTCAAGAGCTGCATCACTAAAATCCCGACCTCGATTTTGTAGCTGTGTACTCAGCTTCTCATGATTCTCAGAATATCGGCACATTGCTTTATTGCTTTGATGTACGCCAGTTTCGGAAGCCGAATGGGCGCCGTCGTATGACGTTAGGGATACGACGGCGCCGGATGGGCTGTATCGAAACTCGGCATATTGAATCATATTCCTTGAATCACCGCGCTTTCGTGCTAAAGGGAAAGTTCTCATAATGACGACACATTGCTTTATTGGCCTGATGTTGCCCGCGAGACCCAGCTCTTGAGGAGTCTGAAGGTGACGGTCCGATCACCTTCAAGACTCTCGATAGAGCTGGGTTACGCGCGGGAATCTCAAACTCATTCCTCGAACTTCCGCTGATGTGTTTCAGTGTCTTTCGTGCGGATGTCTGACCGGATGGCACATTACTTTATCATTTTGATGTTTACAGGCTATTGCCAGAAGAAATCCTGAGTGAAACCGGTCGATAAACCGGATTTCACTCAGGATAATTCTGGTTAAATTACCTGTAATATGAATTCCAGCCCTTCATCAGCTTGCCGTGTGCTCGGCATTGTTAGAGTGATGCTACCAGCGTGTTGTACACATCCCGACTTGTCAGCAGTGCATTCCTCATGCAACGAATCGTCAGATAGCCGGGGATGTTGCCTTCGGTTTTGGAGCGATTCGCTTTCACATTGCGTCCGCGCCCCCGGACGATACATCCGTCAGACTTGTTTCTGACATATCCCAGACCTCCGACCTTGCATTTGCCGGTTGCAACAGCCCGCAGGCAATCCATGACAAACATATTCAGTTCGTCAAGGTCTTTCCGCACGTTACATACGGAAAGAATCTGTGTCGCCCAACTGAACTCGCCGTTACCCTTGTAGAGGTAGCGGTTCACAGCATGGACGGCTTTTGTCAGCGTCGTGTCCCGACAGCGAATCGTTCGTTGCTCAATCTCTTTCTGGAAGGTTTTGATACGGCCGGACGAGAGCGAAATCATCTTGCCTTTGATGCTGAATCCGAGAAATTTGAACCAGTTGTTCGCCGTCAGATACTCCACCTTCTTTGGATTGAGTTTCATGGACTTCTCGGCAAGTCGCGTCTGAAGCAGTAACATTGCCTTTTCATAGTCGGCACCGATAAAGAGCATGTCATCCGAATAGCGTACATAGTAGCCGTTCAGTTCCGACAATTCTTCGTCGAGGTCGTACAGGAGCACATCGGCCAGCCAGCTCGCTACGGCGCAGCCCTGCTTGAGGGACTGGTATTGACTTCGGAGCCTGTTTTCCTCATCGAAATACAGGTTCGAATGATAGTATTTCCGCAGCACATCGATTAAAGCGGAATGGCCGTGTTTGGCTTCAACCTTATCGAATGCCTCATCGATGAATTGAATCGGCACGCTGTCGAAATACTTGGAGAGGTCGGATTTCCAGCCCAGAACTCCATCCTTTGCTGCATTCACGATTCGATGACTGACTTCGGTAACCACTCGACCGCAGCCTATTCCTGTCTGGTAGGACTTGCAGGTCTCGTGGAGCATTTCAGGCATTAGGTCGAACAAGAGGTCGTTGGCGATACTGAGTATCACACGGTCCATCGGCTCGTTTACATACACTGTGCGGAACTCTCCGTTGTCTTTGGGGATTTGAGCCGTGTGAGGCGGAGAGATTTCGTACTTCCCCAGCATCATGGCTTTAGCCATTGCCAACCGGGTGTGTTCGTCGGTCAGCCGGATAAGTTGGTCTTTCCGGATATCTTTGCCCACACCTTTCTCGATTGCTTTCGTCCATCGCTCGATGTCGAAAAACATTTGCAATATCTTATCTGCCATTTACAAGTTATTCATATTGTTAGAATGTTATAATTTGCCTTTATGCTCGGATTTCTACAGCCGATATGCCATCTGTTGGCGTTTTTTCGGACTTAATTTTTTGCAGGTTTTGCAAAACGCATCAAATCCCTGGCTGATGTATTCCTCACGGGTAATAGGTTCTCCGCAGCATTCACATCTGTATTTTTATCTGCACCTGATATTTTGTCCATAGCTACTTGATTTGTTCGTCATTGCACACGAGTACATCCCCGACTATATAATCGGCCACACTCGGATGATTTTCTTTGAAAATGCGTGTAGCCGCAGGGTTGTATGCGAGGTCGTTTATTTTTCCCTCTTCGTTCACGACCATGATTTCCGTTTCGTTCAGAAATACAAGTTCGATGTCTCCGCCGACTATTGCCTGCATTTCTTCCAGCTTAAAGTCGGTTCCATTGGCAGGTTGCACCGCTTGGCGCGTCCCGTCTGTTTTTATGATTTCCGCCATTTATTTCTTATGTGTAAAAGTTATTATGGTTTGACCGTCATAACCGAATTTCGCTTTTAGACCGAAAGCCTCGGCATCGGAAGTGATGCAGCAGATGTCCCAAATATTTAGCGCATTAGCACAGGTTATGACAGTATTGTTTTCAGAGATAAGCGGTGATTTGCCTTTCAGCGCGGCACCGCCGCATATTCCGCGCAGGATTACTCCGCGCTGGTGGGTTGTGAGTTCTTTTGTTTCCATCGGCAAATCGGAATTTGTTAAAGAATAGATGCTATCCGAATAATCCGGTCGGAATTCGGACATATTTTTTTGTCGGCATACGTTCAATTTGCACGTATCCGTTTCATGCTGTTACATGTTTCAGAATCCGAAACAAGGAGCGCACGGAGCCGTCAGTACACGGATTCCGACCCAGACGAGCAAGAGCAAGCCTGCGACAAACACCGTGTTCAGAATGGCATCCTGCCGTTTGCGGGCAAAGGCGATTATCTTTTTCATGGCTTTGATTATTACGGTTCGACAACAATCGGACATAAAAAAGGCACGAGTTTTCCGCCCGTGCCTGCACCGAATATTTCACACTATGCTATGCCGCCGGTGTCGGCGACGGTGGCAGTATCGGCATTTTGATGATACGGCAACCCTCGCCCGTGAGCACACGATATACCCCCACGAGGTTGCGCCCGCGAAAACTGCTGACCGTTACACTTTGCACGCCTGCTTCACCCAGACGTTTCAGCGTGGGTTTGGCAGCTTTGAGATGCTTGAAACAACCGTAACTCTCGGTTCCGGCATTGTTATATACGTCTATCATATCCTGTTCTTATTACATTAGTTTTTTGAGGAATTTCCAAGCCTGCGGACTGTATCTCCGGCACACGAAATTCTCTAACGATTCGGTGCGTTCATACCCGCAATTCTGGCATAAGTACCGCACAAATTTGTGCGTGATGAAGTGCAGCATTCCCGTTTCATGGCTTTTGCAGCGGTCGAAGTACGGAGAGATGCCGAGCGCAAAATGGGCAGAAAAATTTTCCGCCACTTCGTTGAAAGCGATGAGTTTATACATGGCATGAAACAAAAGGGACAGCGCACATTTTCCGCACGCTGTCCTGCTTCGATTGTATAGGGTTCGTTATGCCGTTACGCTGCAATCGCTACGGTTTCCGCTCCGTTTCTCGGTTTTCTGCCACGCCTGCGGGCAGGCTGTTCCGCCACCGTTTCGGTAACGGCTACGGGTGCCGCACTTTCGGCGACAACTTGTTCGGCAGGTTGTTCGGTCTGCACCTCTTCGGGCTGGGCGATGTCTTTGGGCAGTTCCACACGGAAATTCAGAGCCTCCATGAGTGCTTTGGTGGCATTGTGGATGTACTTCTTGCGGTCGCGGGCGGAGCGTTCCAAGTCCTTTTTGGTCGGCATTAACCCGATTCGCGCCCATACGCTTGCGTCGAGGTCGAAGACTTTGACCGTAATGCCTGCGGAGGTGCGAATGATGAGCCGGTGCGGAGTTCCTGCACGGAGTTTCGAGCGGATACCGTCATTCGATTCACGGAGCAGCGATTCTTTGGTCTTCACTTCCCAGAATGTCGTTACCACGTTGCGCAGTACACGGAACATTTCGTCCTGCGTTTTCACGGTCGCTTCGTAATCGGCACCGAAAAAGTGCATCGCTGTGTTTTTGCCGTCTTTGCCGGCATACTCGAAAACCACACCTGCGGCATTAACTGCCATGTTTGCAAACTGTTCTGCATTTAACTTACTGATTGCCATAATGATAAAATTTAGTTGGTTTCTATGCGATAGTGCATATTGAGGGCACTGCGGAATCGAACCGCACGTTCTGCGGATAGCAAAACGGCACGACCTGTGCGTGCCCGAAAATCGCACGCTACCTTTCACCCGATAGCGTGCAGATTTCATCTCAATTTGCACCTCACTAAAACGTACCCTATACTCGCTATTTCAGAAAAAAGCCCTATATTTGCATTGTTCACACGCAAAGGCGGTTTTCCGCTGTCATGGCAAGCCCGACATACTCCAATTTCCGACGGGTGCTTCTTTGGCACGTCCCCCGTCTTTTCCAACGGGGCAGCTAACATTAGGGCGGTTGGCGGCTGGTGATTATGGGCATGACATTGGCAATGCTCTTTTCTCAAGCTCCGTGCGGATTGTTTTTACCGCATAGCGATTTTTATCTCCGGCTGCGCAAGGGCAGACTTATGGCATTATTTTATCGCCTCCCTTTTTCCATACGACTCTCGCCCTCCCAAAATCACGGGCTTTGCGTATGCGGACAAAATACACGTATTTCGACCGTTCCGACTTGCTACATTGGTTTGTAGTCCTGCGCGGTGTGGTTGTTTGACACCCTCTTTAATCGCTCCAAAGCGAACAGGCGAATTTTTGTTTGTCCGAGCTAAAAAATAGGTTTCCCACAAAAAATGCTCTTTGTTTCTCGCTGTTGCGGTTTTTGCTGTCTGTTTCTTAATTGATAGTTTTTTTCTGTTTTTACTATTTACAGACTTTTTGCGGTTGTGTCGCTTTTGAAAGTCTGTATATTTTTTGTTTCTGTTTTCCCCGTCTGTTTGTCGGGGCTGTTTCCCTTTCGGGTTCAATTCAACTCTAAAACAAATTTTTCAATCCTCCAAATAATTTTTTTCGTCCGACTGAAAAAACGGCTCTAAAATGAGAGTGAACGCCCGCGCGCGAGGGCTATTTTTATTCAATTGAAAATCAGCCACTTGTAAAAAAGTGAAAAATTTTTTTCAAAAAAATCGGGGTTCAACGTTCAAAAACAGAATGAAAGAAAAACTATATATATTGACAGTCAATTATTTGCCAGTTAAAAACGACCTAAAAACAATGGTGAAAAAATTTTTGCTTTCAATCCGAAAGAAACAAAGGTCTATTTATAGACTTTTAGTTTCACTTTTCTACAAAGTGAAGGAGTTAAGACACTGAATAACAATACACTAATAATTTTTGAAAAGAACGGGGTGGGTACTACCCCCAGTGCGGATTCGATACGCGCCCTACGGCCTGATTTTCAAGTCCCGTTTTTGGCTCTGACTTTTTTGTTCAAAGTTTGGCACAGTTTCGGGGGATTATTCGTTCAAAACAGAACAGGATTTGTAGCGGGAGAAGCCGTCCGGTCATAGACAGACTTTGCAAGAATCCATTTACCCGCCGGCTTTGCATTATCGGATCCTCTTGACGATTGTCATTTCATATTATGGCAGACACGGTTATGCGGAGAATCTTGTTTATTAAAACATTCCAAAATGGGGCATTAAAGCAGACGGTCGCATATACAGTCTTGCATAGAAATTTGTGCGCTAATGAATTATCGAATTTTTTGTCGAAACTTTTATTAGGTTTCCCTAAAAAGAAAATTGATAATTTAAGCCCGCATTTCCCCGATAATCTTTATCTTTGCCTAAAGTAAACCTGTATATAATTTATAGATGCAAATACCGGATGAGTAAAAGCAAGTCGGCAATCCATGATTTCTTCCGATGTTACAGACCGAAGAATGAGACACATGAACTGGCCATAGCGCAGTTTTGTGCCCAGCGACGCTTTGTCGTCTCTATCGACGCGACACCCGACAAACGGTTGCCTGTAACATACGAAGAGTTCCGACAATGGTTCGAGACGGATACGCCCCGACGCGGTGATGTCGTGAACCTTGTGGGGCAAGGGATTTCAGGGATTGTCGAAACAGTGGGCGTAAATCAATCCGTGTGCCTGTACGTCTCGATCAGAGGTGATGAACTGGACGTTGCTTCCGGATGTTTCGACTATACCTCGTTGGAAATCGCCGACAAGGAGACGGTTCTCCGCCTGCAACGGGCTCTTTACAGGGAAGGGCTGGTCTGGAACCGGTGGCGCAACAGACTCAGACCGCGCGAAACACCCAAAGAGAATGTCCAGTACCAAATCAGCGTATTGGGTCAGAAAATCGGTTACGGTGTGTTTCGGGAAATCGATGCCAAGGGACGGATTGTCATGTACTGTATGAAACTGGAAGACGGTCCGGTGCGTTATTCGCTGCGGGAGGTTGTCGGCCCGGCAGAAGATTACCAGTTGGAGCCTATCAACGTGGGACAGCGTGAGGAACTGGCGAAAGAGCTGGAAAAGGCCGGTGTCCTTTGGAACGGGTTTTACAAGCGGATCGAGCCGGTCAATTATCTGGCTCCGGCAGGAAAAGGCTACTACTACCTGGACGAGTTCTGGGAGGTATGCAGGACTATCGAGCAAGGCAAGACCAAAGGTGCGAAGTATTTCAATAACGGGAACTATTCCCGGTATCGGGAACCGATGGAGGAACTCCGGAGGTATCTTTTGAACGAACTGGGTGTCGGTCCTGTTTCCCGTTCTGAAGAGAGCGTGTATTATTACCTGAAAGAGTTCTGGAAGGTTTGTAGGACAACGGATAAGGGACGACGGAGAGATATAAAGCGGGCCAGATCCGGTAATTATTCCACGGATGAAGCGAGTATAAGAGAACTTGCCTTACAGTTACAGGAGAAACGGAAGGAACAACTGTCCCGTTATCCGTTAAAGGGATAAATTGAATTATATAACAATGATTGATAAAATTCTTGACTTCATAAAATCTTTGTTTTCAATCTATTGGAAAACAAGACCATTTAGGGCTTTCATAACACTGGACACATTAGTTTTGGTTGGGTTCAGTGCTCTCAAAATAACATATAATGTTACTTCCGGAAAACATTCATGGGGGATTGAGGTGACGCAAGGTGAATATAACTGGATTATAGTCATAATTTTAGCTATCATAAATATTCCTTTTGCTATTTGGTTGATAAATGATTTACTAAAAGCAAAGTTAGAATTATTACAAAAAGTTCAATATAAGGTAGAAGTCGGATATTTTTTCGAGGGAAATGTAGAGATGTTATCTCCTACATTTGAAGAAAAAAGAATTTCATACAAATTAAAGGAGCAACCAAAATCATTGGCAAACAACCCTTTATTAGGGATGTCGCCATTTCAAATTGCTATTGCAGATTTCCAAAATATTAACCGCAATGTAGTTCAAGCCACTTCTGTTCAAATAGTTCGAGGCGAGATAAATAAAAGTTTCTATCCTATTCAGTTTTATTTGGAAAATATCGGAATACCTTCGTTAAAATGTTTTGAAATAACATTTTACTTCGGAAATGACGTAACTGAAATCCGAAGCAATAATAAGAAGATGAATAGTGTGTTTGGAGTTGAAATTCCCCATCCATCATCAACCTACATCGATGAGGAAGAAAAAAACGTACTTTTGAAAGGCAGAGACTTGCTGGTAGGTAGTAATAATATTGCGACTAAACCAATATTTGTAAAACCTGTTTATCCAACGGAGAAAATAACGGTACATTGGAAACTATTGGCGGATGAGTTTAATCAAACTGGAAGTTTTGACGTACCAGTATCTTACGATATTAGAGAAAAACATGAGAATCGCTATGTAGATACTCCAGACGAATTGCAAAATGACATAGAAACCATTTGTGATTATATTGAATCAATTACTTGAAATTCAAGAGATAGATTTAAGTTGCCGAGAAATAACTCTTTTGGATTTCTGTATCGGTATTCTCTATCTTCTTCTAAAGAAGAAGCAAGGTGGAGGGTATAAATAAAGCACTTCCGCTACGCTCCAGTGTTTATTTATACCCTTTAATGCTCACCCCTAAAGGGGTTCGCTATGTTTTTCTTTCAGTAGATAAAAAGAAAAGTAAGATAGTAGTATAGTATATATAATATATTACTGCATCTTACTTTTCTGTATTTATAGAACCGGAAATAGTTATCGGTCAGCCTCCATCGAGTCTTTTTCTATGCCTGTAGGTTTGCTCGAACTTCTCCCTGAAAGCCTTTACCTGCTCCTTGGGTAGGTAGCGGCGCACCTCGCCGCAGAGCCGGTCGTACTCCTCCAGAGGAAGCGTGTCGAGGTCTGCCATTTCAATCTCCACGTCCGGATGTAACCGCCGGAAATAGAATCCCGCCGCCTGCGCATATTCGCCTTTGCAGGCCCGGCTAACCGTCTTGACGGATGTTCCGGTGATTTCGGCGCACGACTGCATCGACTTGAAGATGGCAACCAGTATGCGCGTGTGTCCGAACAGTAGCACCTGTTTCGGATGCCGGAATGTACTGTTGCTTTTCCCTTTGTGTTTCATACGGCTTTCATTTTACGATGCGTTGCAGAATGCGGGCGATGAAAGAAATGTTTTCCGTGTTGATCCATTCTTTGGCTACGTTCCACGTCAGCGATTTCTCGAAATTGAGGTTCTCTTCCGTAAGGACATGATACGACAGGCGCCCTTCCGTCGGTTTGAGCTTCAGGTCATGCAGTTCGCACAGCCCGTTTTTCCAGAACACGCAGCCGTGTTCCGTCTGGAGGGCCTGCACCATCAGTATCGGGAACGGTACGGCTCCGACCAGCATACCGACAGCCCAGAATGTAATCCGCAGCCGTCCTTCATATCCGGCTTCTATCAGCCGCCAGATGTCTTCCGGTGTGCCCAGACATGGCGTCAGGCATTGTCTCCGACAACGGGGACAGTCGCAACTCACGGGATAGCGCCCCGTGGCTCTTGAAATCTTCTCGGTCAGTTCCTTGCTCATACTGTCTCTTCCGGTTGTTGTCCGGCATTCCTTCTGTTCCACAATTCGATGATTCTCTCCCGACCGAGTAGCGTCCACCGTTTCCGGGTGCCGAACGCCCATCGTTTCTGCGTTTTGGGATTTGTCCAGTAGTACGGCACGTCGATTTGCCACTCCCGATATTCAGGCAGGACAGCCCATTGCTTTTTCACGAACCGACAAATACCGCTATCTTCCAGAAACTTACTCATGCGGCTGGCCGAAATGCCGATTGCGCGAGCGAGTTGCGTGGGTGTGAAATAATCCACGCCTTCCGTCAGATGGCTGTACGGGTTCTCCACCCTGCGGCGTCCGGACGGCAGTTCGGGGCGTTTAGGCGGTTCCCTGTTCCAGAGTTCGAGAATCCGGTCACGGCCGATCTTGCTCCACCGCTTCCGTGTCCCTGCCGCGTAGCACTTGCCGGTGCGCAGGTTGTTCCAGTAATACGGCATATCGATTTGCCAGCTTCGATACGGCATGAAGGCTACCCACTGGTTTTTCGAGAATTTGCAGACGCCTTTCTCGGCAAGGAACTGGTGCAACAGTCGGGGTGTCGTGCCAAGTTCCTGCGCGAGCCATGTCGTCGAATAGAAGTCCCGTCCCTCGATTAGGTTGTCGTAGAATTCCACCTTGTAGGAATCGGCATCGATGCGTTCCTGTTGCAGGTGTATCTCCCGCCGCTGGGCGTCGATCAACTGCTGCGCCTCGTCGAGACTTTGCGGCACGGGCAGATTCTCGGTGGTGCTCATGCCGCTTTCAGGTCGGGGTTCCAGCGTGGCATAGCCCCGTGTCATCAGTTCGTTGATTTTCGTGTTGCACCATTGCGAGAACTCCGGCGACAACTGCCGGGCGAACTCCATCGCCAGCTCTTCGTCGATCCATGTCGCACCGTTGTTACGTCCGCGCGTGGTGAATATTTGGCTGTCGAGGCTTTCCGAAATGCCCTTCTCGACCAAATGCTGGCGATAGCGGACGAAATCCGCCTTGCGCAGAATCTCTGCCGGCAACACGCCGAAGCTGCGGGCCATCTGCGTGGCGTTTATCATCATCTTATTGTTGGCCGCGCGGAAAGAGATCGGATGGTCCTGATAGCTGAACACCACGTCTCCCAGCTGTGTGGGTTGCGTCGCTTTGGCCGACTGTATGGCCGCCTCTTCTAAAAGTTCGTTCATCCACGTCTCCACCGCGTCACACTTCTTTGCCGCGATGGAGTTTTCGCGCCGTATGGGTCGGAGCAACTTATAGACGTCGTAAGGGCTGATGGCCCACATCTCCCGTCCTTTCTTGCGAAACGGGATCTGAATACTGGAGGGTAACTGGCGGATGGCCGCCTTGTCGGTCAGCATCTCCTCGCGCCCCAATACTTTACAGAGGTCATGCAGATTCACCCATGCCAAGGTTTTGTCATCGTTGAACAGCACCCTGACCGGGTACTCTTCACATGGTATCGTATTGCTTTTCATCTTGTATTATTTTTCATTCTCTTTCTCTTCTAAATCACGTTGTTTACAGAATTTCCGGAACTCCTTGCGCCGCTCCTCATACGCCTGCCGCTTGTGAGCGGTCTCACGCACGGTAAAATAGCGGCGTTCCACACCGCACAAACGGTCGTACTCCTGCAAAGTCAGGTTGTCGAGGTCCGACAGATCGATTTGTACATCGGGATGCGCGTGCCGAAAATAGAAGCCTCCGGTAGCGACATATTTCCCGGTACAGGAGAACGATATGCTTTGGAGGTTGATGCCTGAAAAATCCGCCGCACTGTGCAGTGAGCGCACCACGGCGATGAGTACATACGCCCCGTTGAAGACCAGCAACTGCTTCGACGGTAAAAATGGACCTTTCGTTTTCATAGCTCATCGGTGTTTGGGGTGGAAAGCAGTTCTTCATGGGTGAACCGCTGCTGTGCCTGCATGAGGATGTAGGAATCGGAACACGCGATTCCGGTCAGCAGCATCTGCGACATGCTCTCCAGCAGGTACACGCCGAACACCGGGTCTGCACAGCAGAGGAACGGCAGGGCGAAAGACTCTTCCGCCAGGGAATGCCCCGTAGTGGCATCGACGGCGAAACGTTCGTCCGGCGGTATGCCGTACATCTTGCCTAAATGGTCTATCCACAAGGCGAAGCCTGCGGTAAATTCAGCAATCTTTTCTTCTGCTTCCAGCTTCATGGATTGCAGGAAGTGTGTCATGTCAAAATAAGTCCGGGTATCAGTGGCGGTGAACAGCAAATCCGGAAACTCGCCGAACCGAAGTCTGAACCCTTGATGATTTTCTATTCTTCTCATTTTCTCAAAACATTGAATTTTGCAGGCAAATATATACTTTTCGGCTCGATTTTGACTATAAATTTGCCGATAAATTTTATCGTTAATAATTCATACATAGGTATTTACAATTAACTTTCAGACGCAAAAACCGGCCGAAAATCTGTAAGTAACCGTCCGACTATTTTGTATGGTAAACCGAACATATCGGAGCTGCTTTGTCCGTATGGTCCGAGGGGGTCGGATAACCCATTTTTTCGGGTTCGAACTATTCTTTTTGAAACCCGAAAAAAATGCAGGAAGAAGGAACATTTAACCACGAGTTGCTCGAAAGCATATTCCACACGTCGAAAAAAACGATTCAGGAATACGTGCGGGAAATCGAACGGCACAACCGCTATCGTTCGGTGCACTCGAACATGCTGCTGGGGACTATCCTCGACGACCGGGCGCGTCTGATCGACCTGTACGATGCGTGCCTGCAACAGGACGCGCACATCCGTGCGGTCATCGAGACGCTCGAAAGCCAGATACTCGGAGACCGCTATATGCTCGCCCGCCTGAATGACAAGGGAAAATACGTCAAGGATGTGAAAGAGAGCCAGAAGATACAGGGCTCACAGTTCGACAAAATTATCAAAGGCATCATCGAGGCCAAACTCTACGGTTATACGCTATTGGAAATCATGCCGGGTATCGACCCCGATACAGGGCGTCTGAAAGAGGTGAACAGCATCGAACGCCGCAACGTCCTGCCTGAACAGGGCATCGTCGTCAAGCGACAAGGGCTGTGGCTCCCGCACTGGGACATCCGCTCGGCCGCCTATAGGAAACGTTATGTGCTCATCAAAACGGGAGACCTGGGGCTTTTCTCGGCCACGACGCCGCTGATTCTCGCCAAAAAGTTCACGGTTGCCAACTACGTCAATTTCAGTCATACCTACGGCCAGCCCATCATCCACGGAAAGACCGTCAGCGAAAACAACATGGACCGCAAGCGTCTGGCGCAGGACATCTCCAACGCCGCCCAGAACAAAGTCATCGTGACAGGGTTGGAAGACGAGGTGGACATCAAGACCTTCACCATGTCCAACAGCGAGAAGATATATACCGGCCTGATCCAGTTCGCCAACAAGGAGGTCTCGAACCTTATCCTCGGCTCCGAATCGATGGCCGGAGGCATGCAGTCGTATGTCGGTTCCACCAAGGCGCATCAGGACATCTTCCGCGACCGTATCGAGGTGTACCGACGCTACATCGAGAATGTGATGAACGAGCAGATCGTTCCCCGACTCGTGGCGATGGGCTATATCCCCGCCGGGCTGGAATTCAAGTATTCCAACCGCATCGACATGAACAACGAGGACCGCATCAAGCTCTACTCGCTCATCACGGACAAGTACGAGGTGGCGGCGGATGAAATCGAGAAAGAGTTCGGCATCGTCGTGGGCAAGCAGCTCAACGTGATACCCGGCATGGGTGGCGGAAGCGGTGTAGTCGGCGGCGAAAGCACGTCCGACCGGGGCATCATGTCGGACGAGGAATACTACAAGCGTTACGGCCATCCCCGCGGCGTGAAACAACCCGACACCAACCCGTAGCCATGAGAATCACCCTCGAACAATTCTGCGAGCAGTGGGCACCGAAAGGCAACGGCCGGTATCTGCCTAACAAGATGGAGTTCAACACCCATGACTTCGTGACGATGGCCGGCGAATACTCCAAGAGCCGGTTCCGCAGCAGCTTTGCCGAAGGCGGCTTTTACGGCAGCGGCAAGCCGTGGCCGGAGCGCAAATCCCGCTGGGGCAGGAAATTCACCCATCCCGTGATGAACGACACCGGGACCTTGTCGCGCTCCATCACCGGGGAAGCCGACCGCATGGACCACACCAACATCACCCAGCGTGGCTACGGCGAACGGAAGAAGATTTTTCGCCGGGGAGCCCGTTACGCCATCCGTACCAAGGCGAGTAATTTCAAGCAGCCGGGAAAACGCGGTGCTTCCAAGAGCTACGCCGCCGTCCATAATACCGATCCGGCCTTGGGACTCTATACGGTCAACCAATATAGCAGCCGTCGGCCCGAACACCGGCAGTTTATCGGCATCAACCCCAAACTGAACCATACCGTCAACCAACTGTTTATCCCCATCCTGTTCCGGGGATTTCCCTTTCCGAACCCATGATCAAAGACAAGAAACCATATAATCCACCCGTAAACGGTTCCGCTCCGAAAGCGGAACAACCTGCGGTCGCCGTGCCCGAACCCGTATCGGAGAATCCGTTCGTGAACATGTATCAGGCTGTCCGTCGGGCCATCCTCACACTGCGGGAGCATCCGGAAGAGCCGCAAAGTCCGCCATTTTTCAAGACCGTCATGATCGACACGGGGCAGTTCTCCCGCATCGTGCGCAGTGAGAATCTGGAGATGGAAATCGCCTTTCCGGCCATCTTCATCCGCTTCGTGAACGTGCGTTACCTCGTGCAACAGCAACGCATCGGCGAGGGTCGCGCCACCATGCGCATCCGTTTCATCCTCAATACGCTCAATCACACTGACCCGGAGCGGGAATGCGACCCGTTCATCGTTTTCCAGCGGTTGAACGTCGCCATTCAGGATGCCAAAAGCCATGAACCGGCACTCACGGAGCGGTGCAATCTCCTTTACTTCGACATGCCTATGACGACCAACATGTTGCAGGCGTACTGGGTGGATTACGAAGTCTGGTTCCGGGAATCCTCCGCCTGGAAATACCGGAACTGGGTCGAGCGCTACTTAGTCATGCCGCCCTTCACGCAACATGCCGATGCCCCGCAACACGATACGGCGGGACACGGGCATCATGCCGAGCCGACCTACGAAAAGGTTACGGGATTCGAGCCGTCGGTCGATGTGCCGGACCTGCCGGAGGAGGAAAAAGACCCCGAAGCGGAAAAGCCTGCCGAGGATGCCCCGAACGGCTCCGAAGCCGGGTTATAAACCATTTCACGCGAGCGAAGCTATTCTTACCCAAAGGAAAAGATGAACACGGAAACTTTTGAACATATCGTCTGTCAGTCGGGCGCCGGGCATCCGGCTTCCATCCGCTTCTTCGGCCGTATCACGGAAGAGAGTGCCGGGCGGTTCAGCGAGGCGTTCGACTTTTTGGAGAACATCGTGCGTCCGTCCCTTATCCGAGTGCTCATCAACTCGGAGGGCGGTTCGGTACTGCACGGCATGACGGTCTATGCCGCCATCCAGAACGCCTCGGTGCCCACCGAATGCGTCATCGAAGGCATGGCCGCCTCGATGGGCTCCGTCATCTGGGCTGCCGGGAACAAATCATTCATGCGCGATTACGGCATTCTGATGATTCATAACCCGTTCCTGCCTGACGAAGACGACGGGGAGCAATCCGAACTGGTCAAAGCCTTCACGGCGCAGATCGAGACCATCTACCGCAAGCGGTTCGGGTTGAGCCGCGAGAAAGTCCGGGCCATCATGGACGGGGCTGCCGGGCAGGACGGGACATTCTTCGATGCTGCGGCTGCCGTTAAGGCGGGTATCATCCCCGAAAGCCATGTGCTCAAAACCTGCAAGCAGCTCCGGGACAAGGTGCGGGCCGACCTGTCGGGCATCACGGACGCGGCCGCCATACAGGCCGTGATGAGCCGCATTCCCTCACTCACGGATGAAAATCACCCGTCGGGCGAGAAAACCGCTATTCTTAATACGAAACTTAATCACAAATCCATGAACGAAGAGAAAACATTATCCCCGGAATACAGCGCGGTGGTCGCCTCACTCGGCATGCAGGAGAAGAACGAGATCAAGGACGTGCTCTCCCGCATCTCGGAGCTGACCGGTGTGGAAGCCCGATTAGCCGAGGCGAACAAAGCCCTGAGCGACGCCAAGACCGTGATTGCCGGCAAGGACGCCACCATCGGCAATCTCCAGAAAGACCTCGACAGCGCAACCGCCCGGTTGCAGGCCTATGAGCAGAAAGAAGCCGATGCCCAAGCGAGTGCCATCCAGAGCTTCTTGCAGAAAGCCGTGGACGAAGGCAAGATCGAGGCGGATGCGGTGCCCGGCTGGAAAGAGATGGCCGCCACGAACTTCCAGTTGGTGCAGGACACCATCGGTTCGATTCCCGCGCGAGAGAAAATCAGCGAGCAGATCGCCACCGACCCCGGCAACGCCCAAGCGGCCGCCGACGCCCTGAAGAGTGCCGGTCAGAAGATGGCCGAACAGGTCGAAGCCGTCGTGGGCAAGGACTTCGCCTTCAAGAAGCTGCAATAGCCCCGTCCGACGGGAGACGTACCATCCCGCCACCCCGATACACATAAACTGATTTGCCGGAAGTGGTTTACCGCTTTGAGTCGATGCTCCCTGTTCGCGGCCGAGATTCTAACCCAGAAAATCACTAACACAATGGCAGATACAGTAACTTTCTTACAGAACGGCTATGCCGGAGAGGTATTGGAAGACCTGCTCACCTATACGGCGCAGGGCAACGACACCTTCCGCGAGGGGCTGATCCACATCAAGTCCGGCATCCAGCACAAGTACACTCTTCCCGCCATCCGGCTGGGAGACATCATTCAGGACAACGTCCCCACACCCCAGAGTTCGCACGGGGCCAAAGGCGAGAACGGCGAGAACGAATACCAGTTCACGGAACGCCATCTCGAACCCGCCGAGTTTATGGTTTACCTCGAATTCAACCCGCGCGATTTCGAGGCGTACTGGAAATTCGCACAGCCGACGGGCAACCTCGTCTTCCGAGAGCTTGACCCCAAGTTGCAGGCCACGATGCTGCGCCTGCTGATGGACAAGAAAAACGAGTTCATCGGCAATGCCATCTGGACTTCGGCCAAGGGCGGTGCGGCTGCCGCAGGCATCACGGCTCCCGCCGGTGCCGTGCAGATCGGAGCCGGTAAGGAGAAATACTTCGACGGGGTCATCAAGCGCATCATCGACAACGTGAACGCCACCGATGCCCGGACCGTCGCGGGCGGCCAGTGCATCGTCTCCGGTACGACCGAGCTCAAGGACGGCGCTGCGGTAGAGGCGGCCCTCTACTCGATGTGGAAGAAATGCCCCAAGCAGATCCGCAAGCGGTCGGGGCTGAGCATCGTCATGGGATGGGAAGCGTGGGACGCCTACGACCAGTATATCACCGACAAGATGGTGAAATACTCCGAGAACAGCGAGGTGAACCGCTACCGCTTCAAGGGCAAGCGTATCATCCCGATCACGGGCGTGCCGGAGCACACCATCGTCATGGGCAACTTCACGTCGGGCATGGACTCCAACCTGTGGATGGGTGTCGATTACGCCAACGACGCCGAGGTTCTGAAGGTGGACCGTCTGCAATCCAACTCGGAGCTCTTCTTCTTCCAGATGCGCATGAAGATGGACGTGAACATCGTCAAGCCTGCCGAGATCGTCGTCCATACGGCTTATACCAAAACGGCATAACCCTTTACCGAATCATCGAATAATAACCGTGCGGGGGATGGACACCATACTCCATTCCCCTTTTTCATACCGCAATATCTATGGCAAAGACTCAAACGACCATTCCCGAAACAGATACCGCCCATCCGGAAACGGCAGTAGCCGCACCGCCGGCAGCGACCAGGGAGAAAGATACGGCACCCGAAAAATCCCCGAAGAAAGAACAGGCACCGAAAGCGGCGGCCGAGGTCCCTGCCGCGGCGTTGGCCATCCTCGGAAAGTTCCCCGACTACAAGGAACTCTACATCGATGCCGACGGCAGCATGTACACGCCGCAGACCGCTCCGGCCATCCGGGGCAAGGCCATCCTCTACAAGAATCCCTATTACAAATCATAACACGCAGGCGATATGGCATTAGGCAATGTAATCATCAAGGATGTGGACGGCAATCTGCCGTATGCCGCATCCGCAAGCAACGAGAAAATCACGGGCCTGCTGTTCGACGTATCGGGGCAGCCCGACCTTTTTACCGCCGGCTACGGGAAAAGCAACGAGGCGAACGTGGCTCTGGGCGACGTTCTCTGCATCACCAGCCGTAAATCCTCCGTGCAGGACTTCGGCATCAAGGAGCGTGTCGCGTGCGACCCCGACGAAGAGACGAACGAAAACTTCCTGTTCGGTATTCCGGCCTATCACATCCGCGAGTTCTTCCGCATGAGCGGCAACATCGACGGTCCGGGCCGACTGTACGTCATGTTCGCGGATTGCTCCGAGAACTGGGACGCCCTCGACGTGATGCAGCGTGCCGCCGATGGGCTTATCTCGCAGGTGGGTATCTGGACCGAGCAGCCGCTGTGGAAACTCAACGGCGAGCAGGAGAAATACAACCTGAATCTCGTCAAAGGCATCAACGGCAAGGCGGTGGCTCTGGCCGAGCTGAACCAGCCCCTGTCCGTGGTGCTGTGCGCCAATCCTGCCAACACGGGCGGCGACACGGAAGAGGCGAAGGTCATCGACCTGAACCGTATTCCGTCAGCTATCTGCGAATCGTCCCGTACCAGCGTCATCTTCGGACAGGCCCGAAACGACCAGAACGCGACGATCCAGTACCGCAATCCGAACCATACGCCGGTCGGTTTTCTGGGTGCTGTCATGGGCGCCCTTGCCAAGGCAAGCGTCCACGAGTCTATCGCCTGGGTGCGGCAGTTCAACCTCTTTACCGACGACTTCCAGCAGATCGAGCTCGGGTTCGGCGACCTCACGCTCGATGCCGAAGACGAGTTCGTATCGACCAACCTGTACGAATCCCTCTCGCCGGTGCTGCTGGACGAGCTGGATGACAAAGGCTACATTTTCCCCATCAAGTATTCGGGCAGGGAGAACGGCATCTATATCTCCAAGGACCAGACTTGTTCCAACGGGGATTACCGCACCATCGCCCGCAACCGTACCATCAACAAGAGCCGCCGTGCCG